CGTGAAGTTCAGTCTGAGGGCTGGGTGTACAATACTGAATACGAGTTCCCGTTTGTGGTAGACACCAACGACGAGGTACTGATTCCGCCCACTGTCCTCCAGCTGGACGTGAACAAGTTCAAGCATCGTGATGACTATGATGTGGTTAAAAGGGATGGTAAGCTGTATGATCGTTATTCTCACTCCTATAAATTTAAGGACATCGATACTCTCTATTGCGATGTGGTGTGGTTCTTCGAGTTCGATGACATCCCTCAGGTCTTCCGTGACTACATCTCTGCACGCGCTTCCCGCATTGCTGTGACCCGTATGGTCAACGATGAGAAAGCTGTCAAGCTCCTCACAGCAGACGAGGCTCAGCTCCGTGCTCTAGCTGTTGAGTATGACACCCAGCAGGCTGAGTACAACATGTTCCAAGGCACCGACTTCCGCAACCCATACCCCTCCTTCAAACCCTTTAACGCAGTTGCTCGATAGCTATGGTAGCAGTTAATCAACGGATTCAAAACTTTCTTGGAGGCGTCTCACAGCAGCCAGACTTTATTAAGTTCCCTGGTCAGCTCAGGAAGTGTGACAACGCATATCCTGATGTGACCTTTGGCTTGTCTAAGCGACCTCCTGGTGAGTTCGTTGGTCAGCTGTCAGGCGCTACCTCTGGTGGTCAATGGTTTGAGATCATCAGAGATTCTGACGAAAAATTTATTGGGCAAATTACCAGTTCTGACATCAAAGTCTGGAACCTTGAGACAGGTGCTGCCCAGACTGTGAGTGGTAGCATGAGTTACCTGTCAGGTGCTACCCAGCCGTACGGTCTCCAGACCATCGGTGACTACACGCTCATCACTAACCCCCAGCAGACCGTAGGAACCACGGGAACTACTGATACCTTCAACAACGGAAACGCTTACGCCTTTGTTTCGATCAACACAGTGGCGTACAACGCAGAGTACGTGGTTGCTATCAATGGTTCTAACCTCAGCTCTACAACTAAGAACCGTGCTGGTCACCTGACTGTTGTTAAAGCAGGTACAAGTGAATCTTACTGGCAAACAACTGCTGGCTTGGCTGGTCCCACAGAACACGTAGGTAAGCAGGAAGTCTTTGATCAAGCCACTGGTCTTAAATACACTGTACTGGTCAATGGTACCAGCTTTGTTAAAAGCTATACCAACAACCATGAAGCAGAGTATGGAACTCAGTACAACGCTGAAGTAGTCCTGCAAGACCCTGGCTTCAACGTTACTAACGGTCAGACCTTTACTGTAGGTGTAGCAGGCATTAGCTATACAGTTACTGTTGCTTCTGTCGAACCTTACGAAACTTACTCTGACTCTGGTGTAGGATTTTACCAAACACCAAAAAACCCTGACAAGGGCAGCCTGAGTATCAACACGATCCTGGGTGAGCTAAAGAGCAGCATTGAATCTACTTACAGCGTGACCTGTGAGATCATTGGTGATGGCTTGTTCATCACGTCCAGCTCTAGCTTTACAATCGAGGTCAGAGGCGGTACGGTAAACAACTCCCTTGAAGTCATTCAAGACTCTGTACCCAACGTCAGCAAGCTGCCACAGCAGTGCAAGGACGGGTACATTGCCAAGGTGTCTAACACTGAGGAGTCTGAGTCTGATGACTACTACGTCAAGTTTGTAGCTGACAGCGGTAACAAGGGTACAGGTTCATGGGAAGAAACAGTTGCTCCTGGGATTGTAGCTGGGCTCAACCCCTCTACCATGCCTCATGCTCTGGTCAACAACCGCAACGGTACCTTCAGTTTCCGTGCCTTGAGTCAGTCTGCTGATCCTGAGAACTACTGGATTGACAGACAGGCGGGTGACATAAACAGTAACCCTGACCCTACCTTTGTAGGTAAGGGTATCAAAGACATCTTCTTCTACCGTAACCGCTTAGGATTCATCGCTGGTGAAAACGTCATCCTTAGTCAGCCTGCTGATTACTTTAACTTCTTTATCGTTTCTGCAATTACTACTAGCGATGCAGATCCCATCGACATCGCAGCTTCTGACATCAAGCCTGCCTTCCTGAACCATGTCCTGCCCATCCAAAAGGGTCTGGTCCTGTTTAGTGAGTCAGCACAGTTCATGCTGTTTACTGATTCAGATCGGTTCAGTGCTAACACTGCACAGCTGAAGAAGCTGTCCTCCTACGAGTGTAGTCCCACAGTTCGTCCTATCGACATGGGCACCTCTGTGATGTTCAGCACTGGCAGCGCAGCACACACCCGTGTGTTTGAGATGGTGATTCAGGATGAGACTGTTCCTCCTAAAGTACTGGAGCAGACCCGTGTGATCCCTGAGCTGATCCCTAAGGACATTGATCACTCGTCTAACTCCTCACAGGTTGGACTGGTAACCTATGGCAAGAAGGGTGATACACAGATCTACTTCTACAAGTACTACGACTCTGGTACTGAACGTCAGCAGTCTGCATGGTACACTTGGACTCTGACTGGTAGCTTTGTACACAGCACCTACACTGCTGGTAACCAGTTTGTAGTTAGCAATCAGAACGGTAACTACGTCCTGAACCGTCACGAGATGGTTACTGACACCATTAACAACAGGAGCTATCAGGTAGGTACGGGTTCTATTGGACGTAGGTTTGAGGCTACCCTGGACAACATGACCATTGCGTCAGCCTCCTACGATTCTGCAACAAAAATTTCTACGGTAACTTTACCTTACACTTATGATGGCAGCACCGATATGGTGGCTGTATTCCTCAGCGGTACTGATGCTGGTGTTGTCAGAGTTCCTGACAGCGTTAGCGGTACTACTGCTACTTTTAACAACATTGATCTGACTACAGGTAATGTTGCTATTGGATACAAGTATATCACAGAGGTTGAACTTCCTCATTTCTACTACGCTATTGACAGAGGTAAGTACGATATTGATGGTGAGCTACGTATTAACCGCATCAACTTTGAACTAGGCATCTCTGGTCCTATGGAGTTCCACCTTGTGTCTCCACAGGTAGATGATTACATCCAGTATGAGTCTGGTATGGAGGTTGATCTGGGTTCGTTTAACGCTACACCTACTGCTCCTTACAAGTCTGTTAAAGTTCCTATCTACAGGAAGAACGAGAAATACACCCTTACTGTTAAAATCCCTGACCCCTTTACCGCCACTATAGTCTCAGGAAGCTGGGACGGACGTTATGACAACAAACGACACATACGTCGGTAAGTACATTCAACCATGCACCCCTCAGCTAGCTCTAGAAGTTGGCGAGAATCTGCGTTGGGAAGACATCAGAGAAGTAGAAGAGACCACAGGGCTGACTGCTCCGGCAGCAGTCCTGGAGTCTTACTATCGTTCTGCTTTAACGCCAGACAATAAGATCTGGATGTTATGTACTAAAGCCAGTGAAGAATATCCGCATACATTCGTAAGAGAAGCTAGAAGGTGGCTTGACAGTCTTCATAACCCATACCTGTGGAATCAAGCAGATATGAGGAATGAGAGTCATATCAAGCTGCTCAAGCTTCTTAAGTTTACATTCATTAACTATCACGTTCACAACGGTGTCCCCCTAATTCAATTTGTTAAACTATGTGTGAACCAATAAGTGCAACACTCGGTGTACTGTCTGCTGTAGGAGGCGGTATGCAAGCTATTGGGGCGCATCAACAGCAGCAAGCTGCGGTTGCTCGCTCTAATGCTATTGCACAACAACAATATCAGCGAGAGATGCAGATTGCAGCTGCTCGTGATCGTGCTAAACAGCAGACGTATCAAGCAGAACTGAAGGCAGACACTGCTGCTAAGAACGCCTACTACGCTCAAATTACAGCTAACCAGGCTGAGGCTAACAGAGCCCTGGCTGCATCTGGTCAGAACCGTAAACAAAAAGGCACAGCTGCTGCCTTTGATGCCCAACGTAACATTAGTAAAGCAATCCGAGCACAAGGACAAGTTCTAGCTTCAGGTAAAGCTGGACAGTCGTTCCTGTTGTCTGTCATGGATACAGAACGTCAGCTTGGTTTGGAACAAGCAGAAGTCTCTCAAAGCCTGTACGATGCTAACCTTGCATCTGGTATCGAGAGAGAAGGTATCCTGTTGGATCAAGCTTCTGCCAACACTGCAGCCTGGAATGGTCTTCCTGCTGCTCCCCTTCCCCCTGAGGCATCTTTCTTGCCTGTCAAGCCTATCAAGGCTTCTGGACCTTCTGGTCTGGCACTGGCTGGTAGTCTCGTTAGCGCAGGTGTTAGTGGAGTTAGTACAGGTTTTAGTACCTACGGCACGTTAAAAGACAACAAACTTTTTGGAGTATCCTAAAGAATGCCTTATCAAGGAAGTTCGCAGTCCATTGGATTCCGTAACCGTACCGTCATTGATCCCTCGAAGCGTATGCGCCAAGAGGCAGCTCAAATTAAAGAGCGCGGTCAGGAACGAATCCGAGGAATGGAGGGGCAAGCCTCTCAAGAAATCCAAGAAATGAAGCGTGTTAGTGACCTTGAGGCTTCTAACCAACGCTATGAGCTACAAGCTCTTTCTAAATTTAGTTCAACAATTAACAAGTTTCTACAAGAAGATGTTGTAGAAATGGTCAAAGAAGACCGCAAAGAGCAAGTAGCTCGTGGCATCGAGATGTATGCCTCTGACCCTCAAGCTGTTCGTCAAGAGCAAGAGCAGGTGTCGAATGCGGTTGAGCAACAACGTGCTCTTCATGATAAGATCGAAGCAGAAGCTCAGAAAGCTCCTACCACTGAAGCAGCTGACCGAGTCCGTAGTCTGTCCAAGTATGAACAGATGGGCTGGGACTTTGCTGCTATGCGGGAAGCAGCTAATGGCTGGGACTCTTATCGTGAGAGTGAGCTTCAAACAAATGAGACTGTTCTAATCGACAGTACTGGCACAGAGTTTGTTCTAAAAGATTACGATCGAAGCAACTTAGAACAATACGACCTTGCTGTCAGTCACCTGCAAACAGAGTACATTGACTCCCACAACCCTAAGGGGTTTAGTCCGGCTGTCCGTAACACTACTCTGACTGCTCCTATCCTAGAACGGTCTGCACGAGCACGTACTCAGCAGGTTCAAGTAGTCAACCGTGACCGTGCTGTTGCGGCTATTGACGCACAAGAGAACCTACTGGCTGCTGCTATTAACGGTGATCCTGGTGCTCCTAACCTTGGCAAACAGGCAGTCACTTTCCTTGAATCTACCCACAAGCACTTTGAAACTCTTGGTGCAAGAGAAGGTGGACGCAAAGGTGCACGTACTCGTCTTGCTACTATTGTCAAGACAGTCATTGAAAACAACAAGCAAAGCGAAGCAACTGCAGAGAGAGTTATTGAACAGCTAAAGGGTGCCAAACTCAAAGGACATCCTGGTGGTGCTAAGAACTTGTTTGAACTTTATCAGGATGAGTTCAACCCTGATAAGATGATGGGAGAAGCTATCCAAGCAGACATTACCCGTACAAATAGACAGCTGCAAGCACGTCGTACGCCTGCTGAAGCAGAACTGTTAGACATGCTCAGAAGGTTCCCTGAACTGTCCCCAGGTGCTCGTGTAGCTGAAACGTCTGAATATATTAACAAGTATCCTGAGTTTACGGATCTTCACTCAAAAGCAAACAACTGGGATGCTGCACGATTAAGTCCAGAGCGTTCTAAAGAAAAACTTGCTGCACTTCTAGAACTAAGTGATGGTCAGCCTGTGCCTCTTAGCGAGGTTAGGAATCTAGACCCTGAAGTTTTGAAGCAAGCTATTGATGATGAGGAAGTTGAGGAAGTACCGTTTGGTGCTGATGCAGCTGATGTTATTAAAAGCTCTAGTGAGCTTGTTACAGAAGCTATCAAGGGTGCTGCTAAACTGTCTGTCGATGATCCGTTGACAGGAGCAGGTCAGATTCTTGCTCAAAAAGCAGCCCTTAATGAAATGATGACTAACGCTCGTTCGTTAGTTACAGAAGCTAAAGCAGAAGGTAGAGAAATTACTGAAGCTAAAGCTATTGCTGAATCTGCCAGGCAAGTTGTTAGAAAAATTAGTCTGGTAAACGATCCACAAAGTAAATTCAAAGATGACAGCAGTATTTACTGGTCAGGTCCGTCTGGGGGCTTTACTAATCTCTTAGCTACACTTCCTGATGGATACGTTAAAAGACAATTTGCTCAGAGCAAAGCAGAAGATGCACTTAAAGCTGGCAAAAGTTTGCGTGAAGTCAACATTACCGCTGATCTTCCTGACGTCCGCGAGCTTACCCCCAAAGGAACTCCGACATCTTTTGCCGTAGCTATGGCTATGATGGAAGGTGTCACACCATTAGAATTTATAAACGCTCAGCGTGCCTTAAATAAACAAGAGCCTCTTGTAATTGATCCTAGCGCACAGGTTCTGCAAGAGACCCTAGACAAGTTTCCTCATCTTAAAAGGCAGCTAGCTCAAGACAAGAGCCCTGCTACTGTTAGCCGTGTTTTCCGAGAGGCTGGTATCCCTCATGTCCGTGACTTGATTAAGGCTGTTGGTCTTCAAGAGTCTGGTAACAGGTACGATGCTTATAACGATGATGCTCACGGTCCTGAGTTCCCTGCTTTGGGTAAGTACCAGATTATGTGGTATAACCTAAACTCAGCAGCTAACAAAGCATTTGGAGGTCCTGGCACTAGCTGGGCTAAAGAACTTGGTATGCCTGAGAAAGCTACTATGAATGGTTTTCTTAGGGATGAGCGTTATCAAGAACGCATTACAAATGCTAAGTTTAACCAGTACATTCAGATGGCTGCTCAGCAGAGTGACGATCTTGAAACTATTATCCGCATGGCAGCCGCTGCATGGTATGGTGGCGCTGGTGCTATGGAACACTGGGACAACCCTAACTACGGTGGGGGAGAAGGATACCCTAGCATGCAAGAATACACTACTTCAGTCTGGAGCCGCTATTGATGGAAACTGAACTTAACACAATTAACGAGGGGATGCCAAGCATAGGAGAAATCCTAGATGGCACCGTTGACATGACTGAGAGGCTTGCTCCTACCTCTCCTCAGCTTCTTCAAGAAGAGGAAGAAGAAAAAGAAAAAAAGCCAAAAGAAACAGATGATGCCACCTTTATGAGCGAAGCTGGTGCTGCCATTGCAGGCGGTGCAGCTGATGCTGTAGAAAGCGTAGGCGGTTTTGCAGAACTTACAGGGGATACCCTAAAGACTTCTTTTAACACTCTGTTTGGTCGTCCTATTGACGCTACTCAGAACCCTTTTGACTCCCGCTATCAAGCTAATGATGGTGGATGGCTCGACCTGCCTGATGACTGGATCCCTGAAAACAAAACTGGACTTGGTAAACTTAGCCGAGGTCTAGTAGAGTTCGGTCTGCTGACCGTCACTACTGGCGGTGTAGGTAAGCTGGCAAAGGGTGTGTCCTTTGTTGGTAAAGCTGCAGGTGCATGGCAGAACTACAGCAAAGGTAGCCGTGCTTTGCAGTTCCTTGGTACTGGTGCTAAGATTGGTACTGAAGGTGCTGTTGCTGACCTTGTGTCTAGCAGCTCTGAAACTGGTAACATGGCTAACCTTCTGCATGAGCATACCCCGTGGATTGCTCCTTGGTTTACCAGTGCTCTTGCTATTGAACCTGAAGATAACCCCTGGCTGTCACGTATTAAAACTGTCACTGCTGGTGCTGGTTTGAACTGGGTTGGCTGGGGTATTAGTTCCTTTGCTAAGGGAGCTTGGACTGCAGCTCGTGCCCGTAAGGCTGGTAAGAGTGTAGATGAAGCTAACGATTTGGGTAACCAGGCAGCACAGGAAGAGTATGAACAGCTTTCTCTGTTCCACCAAAACGCTCGCAACGCTGAATCAAAGCAAGCAGCAAAAGAAGGTAACCAGGGTATTGATCCTGACCTGACTCCTGAGCGTTACAACCCTTCTGATACTGCCTTTACTAACCCTAGTAACGAGTCACTGCGTACCAAGCATCACCTTGCTGACGCTGTCAATGACATCAAAACTGGT